TTATCTTTGTAGGAGCCTGCAACGCGCACAAAAAAGGCCATAAAGGACTTAATTAGGGACAGATTAGCCCCTGTCACTTAAAGCGCTAAGTAGTTGATAGACAAAGAAAAGTATAAGAACTAGACAAACCATAGTGTTTGCTGTCTAAGGGTGACGATTGTGGACACCATAGGCAGTGTCTAAGAAGTAACATATGTAAATATTTGTAACAAAATGAAGAAAAAGCTTGACAGATCAGCGTTTCCGTGGTATAATATACATATAAGGTAATGATAGTTGCTAAGAAGGTGATGGACTCTTAAGTGCTAACATGGAATCTGGACAGTTGATACAACGAATGTATAAGTTAAACTACTAACAGTTACTTATAACAAGTACTTATAATATAAGTGTTTAAGTTCTTAACTTATACGTTCCTTTAAAGTACTTTAAGTGCATAAGCATTTGGTCTAAAAGTAGATAGGTTGTCTCCCTAAGAAAGGATAAAGACAAATGGAAAACAATGAACAAAGTGATGAACAGCGTGAAGAACCTAAGCGTAAGATTGGTCGTCCAAAGAAGTCTGAGCTTAAAGAAATCAAAGAGAGTAGATCAGTAGGTCGTCCCAAAGGTGAGGCTGCTATCATCAATGAGTATAAGCTACGTATGCTTAACTCACCTAAGAGTGCCAAGGTGCTTGAAGCTATATACGATGCAGCTCTGAACGATGAACATAAGAACCAAGCTGCTGCATGGAAGCTGATTGTCGATAGGATTGTACCTGTCTCAGCCTTCGAAACTGCAAAGCAGGGTAACGGTACTCCTCAGATCAGCATCAACATCACTGGTCTGACTCAAGCTACTAGCGTAGTTCAAGAAGACGTAGCGTTAGACATTACGGACGTATCTGCTAAAGATGATTACTGCCCTGAATGTGGTGTAGATCGTATTGAAGGGTGTAAGTGCAATGTCTGAGTTAAACTTCGCATTACTTAACTGGCAGCAAGAGGTCTTTAAAGACTCTACCCGCTTTAAGGTAGTTGCTGCTGGTCGCCGCTGTGGTAAGTCCCGCCTGTCTGCTGTTACATTGCTTATCGAGGCTTTAAACTGTCCTGAAGGCTCTGCTGTGATGTACATAGCACCTACCCTCGGACAGGCTAGAACAATTATCTGGGACTTGTTACATGACCTCGGAAGGCCAGTGATCAAGTCCTCACACATTAACAACTTAGAAATTACCCTTGTCAACGGAAGAAAGATACTGGTTAGAGGTGCTGATAACCCTGATAGTCTTCGTGGTGTGTCCCTTGTGTACGTGGTACTGGACGAATGTGCTTTCATTAAGCAGGAGATTTGGGAGAAGGTTATCCGTGCTGCTTTGTCGGACAAGAAAGGTAGGGCTTTGTTTATCTCTACTCCTTCTGGTCGTAATTGGTTCTACGATGTCTTTAAGCTAGGCAAAGATGGTACTGATGAAGAGTGGAAAGCTTGGCACAAGACTACCGCTGATAACGAGACCATCGACCCTAAAGAGATTGAAGCAGCCAAGCGTACCTTGAGTAGCTTTGCTTTTAAGCAGGAATATCTGTCTAGCTTTGATACATCGGGTTCTGACATTTTCAAAGAAGAGTGGATCAAGAAAGGCCCTGAGCCTCGTGATGGTTCATACATCGTTGCCATTGACTTGGCAGGCTTTGAAGACATCTCAGATGGTTCCCAGAACAAGAAGAGACTAGATGAATCAGCTATCGCTATCGTCAAGGTAACAGATAATGGTGATTGGTGGGTAGACAAGATTGAGCACGGACGTTGGGACATTAAAGATACCTGTATGCGTATCTTGAAGGTCATCAAAGAGTACCAGCCCTTGGCTATCGGTATTGAGAGAGGTACAGCTAAGAATGCTGCCTTGACCATCCTGCAAGACATGATGAGACAGTACAACACCTATGCTCATATTCAGACTCTGACTCATGGAAATAAGAAGAAGACTGACCGTGTGATATGGGCCTTACAAGGGCGTATGGAGCACGGTAAGGTCACTCTTAACGAAGATGGTGATTGGTCAGACTTTGAAGACCAGCTCTTGATGTTCCCTACCAAGGGAGTACATGATGACTTGGTGGATGCTCTAGCTTACATTGAACAACTTGCCCTCAACTCATTTGTCCCCGATTACGAGGAAGATGACTTTGACGTTTACGACATTACAGTAGGATATTAAGATGGATGACAACTTAGAACAAAGTCAGTATGACGAACCCACAGAGTCGGACAAGGAACTGACTGATTGGGTTGTCTCCCACACTGACAAGTGGCGCGACTATCGTGACCAGAACTACCTCGAAGCATGGCTTGAGTACGAGCGTATCTTCCGTGGTCAATGGGCTGCTGAAGACAAGACTCGTGACAGTGAGCGCAGCCGTATCATCTCCCCTGCTACTCAGCAGGCTATCGAGACTCGACACGCTGAAATCATGGAAGCTATCTTCGGTCAAGGTGAGTGGTTCGACATTGAGGATGACATCAAGGACGTTAACGGTAATCCGTTGGATGTCGAGATGATCAAGAATCAGTTGATGGAAGACTTCAACCGTGACAAGATTAAGAAGGCCATTGATCAGATTGAACTGATGGCTGAAATCTACGGTACAGGTATCGGTGAGATCGCCGTTAAGACTGAAAAGGAGTACGCTCCATCTACTCAGTCCATCCCCGGCGTTCAAGGACAAGCAGCTATCGGCGTGGTCGAGACTGACCGTATCGCTGTTAAATTAGTACCTGTTAACCCTAAGAACTTTATCATTGATCCCAATGCAACTACCTTAGATGATTCTATGGGTTGTGCCATTGAAAAGTTCGTATCGATTCACAAGATCGTTGAAGGCATGGAACGTGGTATCTATCGCAAGGTAGACATCGGTACTGATGGCCCGGATGATGATCTCGAAGCAACTGAAGAGCTGGTTAACTACCAAGATGGTCGTGTGCGTCTACTGACATACTACGGCTTGGTTCCTCGTGAGTACTTGGAGCAGTTGGAGAACGAAGAAGAGGTTGCTGACCTGTTCCCTGAAGACTCTTTGGCTGATGAGTATTGCGAATTGGTGGAAGCCATCATCGTTATCGCTAACGGTAGCAAGCTCCTGAAGGCAGAAGCTAACCCCTACATGATGAAGGATCGTCCTGTCATGTTGTACCAAGACGATACAGTCCCCGGACGTGTGTGGGGTCGTGGTACAGCGGAGAAAGCCTACAACATGCAGAAGGCCATTGACGGTAGTTTGCGTATGGACAGTGATGCCCGTGCCCTTACAGCCGTCCCTATGATGGCTATGGACGCTACTCGCTTGCCTCGTGGTGCTAAGTTTGAGGTTAAGCCCGGTAAAGCATTCCTGACCAACGGCGATCCTAACCAGATTATGATGCCCTTGCGCTTCGGTACTCCTGATAACTCATCTGTGATGGCTTCTCAGAACTACGAACGCCTACTCTTGCAAGCTACAGGTACTGTTGACAGTGCAGGTATGCCTTCCGCAGCTCCTCGTGACGCTGGTGCAGGTGGTATGTCTATGGCAATGGCAGGCATCATCAAGAAGTACAAGCGTACATTGACGAACTTCCAAGAAGATTTCTTGATTCCGTTCATCAACAAAGCAGCTTGGCGCTACATGCAGTTTGACCCTGAGCGTTACCCCTCTGTGGATGTGAAATTCATGCCTACAGCTACTTTGGGTATCTTGGCTCGTGAGTTTGAACAGCAGCAATTCATTGCCTTGTTACAGACATTAGGCCCAGACACTCCAGTTTTGCCCTTGATCCTTAAAGGTATCTTGGGTAATAGCTCCTTAAGCAACCGGAATGAACTGATTGCAGCTCTGGACAAGATGAGTCAGCCTAATCCTGAACAGCAACAACAAGCTCAGATGCAGCAACAAGCTGCAATGGCTAAGTTACAGGCTGATCTGGCACTCTTGCAGGCACAGACTCAGAAGGCAACTGCCGAAGCACAACAAACAATGGTTGAAACTCAGCTCATGCCTGAAGAGTTACGTGTAAAGGTGGTGCAAGCCGCTGCTACAAACCTCGATCAAGACGCTGACTTCGCTAAACGTATGAAACTGGCTGATTTGATGCTCAAAGAGAAAGATATTGACTCTAACGAGCGTATCGCTGTAGCTCAGATGCAGAATCGTCAGCCTAAATAACCACTAAGAAAGGAGTTTCCCCTAATGGACAAGAAACTTCAACATTATTACGAGGAAACTTTCTCGATGATGTCCACCGAAGGGTGGAAATACTTGATTGAAGACCTCAAAGAGTTAGAAACTAATCTAGACAATGTTCGCACTGTGAAAGACGAACAATCATTAAACTACCGACTAGGACAGTTGGACATTCTAGATTTGATTCTTAACCGCAAGAAGACTTGTGAAGAGATTTATGAGCAACTCCAGATTGAGGTACAGTAATGCGCCGAATGTTTGAGTTTGTTTGTGAAGATGGACACATCTCTGAAGCGTTTGTTGACGAAGACTGTAGGGAACTCGCTTGTCGAGCCTGCGGTAAGCACTCGACGAGAATTGTTTCCAGTGTCAGGAGTAACTTGGAGGGCATCACAGGTGCTTTTCCCGGTGCATATGACGCATGGGAACGTAAACGAAGTGATAAGCTGAAACAAGAGAGGAAAGCCTCTTACGCTGTTCCAGAGTAACATTTCACATTAAACGGGTAGGTACGAGAGTATCCACATTTCATAGTCCTATAATCTCAAGAGAGACAGGAGAATAATAGTATGGCATTTATTGATGACGAATCGTTTGATCCAACCTTGGACACGATCACAGATGAGCAACCTCAAGAGACTCCGGTACAGGAGCAACCTCAAGAAGTTGTAGAAGTAGAGAATGTAGTTCCTGATAAATACAAAGGTAAAGCCTTTGAAGACATCGTAAAGATGCACCAAGAAGCTGAAAAGATGATTGGGAGGCAAGCACAGGAAGTACACGAAGTACGTTCATTAGCAGATCAACTCTTGAAACGACAACTCGAAAGCGATAAGGCAGTAACTGTTGAAAGTGCGCCCGAAGTAGATTTCTTTGAGAACCCTCAAGACTCTATTAAACGTGCAATCGAGAATAACCCCGCAGTCATTGAAGCTAAACAAGCTAACCTTGAGCTAAAGCGGATGAAGACAGCACAGCAATTAGCATCCAAACATCCTGACTTTGGCACTATCGCCAACGACACTGGATTTCAGGAGTGGGTGAAAGCTAGTCCTATTCGTCTTAACCTTTACGCTAAAGCAGATGCTGAGTTTGACTTTGGTTCAGCGGATGAACTCTTGAGCACATATAAAGAACTTAAGCAAGTTCGCAACAACAACGTAC